CATTTATACTAAGTTGGGATATTTTTTCCAAGTGGGCCGGACCTTCAGGTCCGGCCCGGTTGCCCAAGCGGAGCCCCCTGGAACTTTTTTCAATCCAAAAAGTCAGCTGGGTCCTCATCATCCTCGGGCTCGTCCGTGAACATGTATTCCTTGGGAGGCTGCACGACTGCCCCTCCCCGGACACGGACCTGGAGCACGCGCCAGATGGGACCGAACGACTTTTTCAGGAACCACAGACCGGCGAGCTCGAGCATGACATCACACTTGGACTCGGGCTTGACGTCCTGGAGTTCCACGGGGTTCTTCTGTGTATCAAAAGCGGTCGTGGTCACCTGACCCTTCACGGACGCGAGGGACGCGCAGAGAATACCGTCCGTCACGCTCTCCTGAAACGCATTCATGATCGTCTCATCCGAAAGCTCCTTCCCGAACCACTCCACCTTGGACGCCTTGGCCTGAGTCAGAAGCTCTTCATCAATTCCCTTGAAAATATCTGAAGTGCCCTCTGGGACCTTGAAGTTCACAGTCTTGGTCGCGAGTGAGTCCTGAAGCACGAGACCATTCACCTGCTGAGTCTTTCCAGAAATACGGAGAAAGTAACGCCCGTCTGGGAGCTTCTGAGGCTTTCCGTAGTCCATCTGTAATTCATATACAAAAATATTCTTTAACTCTAGGAGAGGACATGACGTCTTCATGTGGAGCTCAATATATTCTCCGAGATTGTACGTGTCTCGCAGACCCTCTCAATTTTTATTCGAATGTGTGCGGATACATAAGCAAGCAAAATGGTCTCGTGTACCCGTGTGACGCTGGGTGTTGTCTTGGAAAGTGCGAAAACAAGGACCCAGTCACGCGCGTCGAAGTTCGACCATCGGCCGGTATTGATTTACCCCCTGGGTACGGTTCAAACATTCCACAAAGCGAAGTGGCATCTGACATCCCAGGGGCGACCCCCATAGACACACCGACAACGCTTTTACCAGGTGGCATTCAAAGTACGTCGTCCGTACCCACTGCCCCATCGCTCAAGGTGTGGCAAATTACGCTTATAGCGCTTGTACCTCTCCTTCTCGTGATCTTTGCAGCGTGTTTCCTGACTTAAAGAGTCCCGTCTTTCCTATAGTACATATGGCTACCGTCACGCTTGAGACTCTGAATGCGGCCCTCGAGGCTATCGCCAAGGAGCAGCGCGCTCTGCGCAAGGACATTCGTAAGATTCGTCAGCACTTTGAGGACCCTGACGGTGAGAAGGCGGCGGCCCGTGCCCAGAACAATGGCTTCAACAAGCCTCTGGGTGTGACTGATAAGCTGCGGGCCTTCCTGGGGCTTGCGGCTGACGAGAAGATCTCTCGGTCTCAGGTGACTCGCAAGGTGAATGAGTACGTGGAGGCCAAGGGTCTGAAGGCTGGTCAGAACATCAGCCTGGACGAGACTCTGAAGGACCTGCTCCAGGTTCCCGAGGGTGTCCAGGTGACTTTCCTGAACATTCAGAAGTACATCAACCCACACTACATCAAGGAGGAGAAGCCCCCTGTGGAGAAGAAGCCCCGTGCTACCAAGAAGGCGGCAGCTGCTGAGACCCCCGGGGCAGGTCCTTCGGAGTCGGCCGAGGCCCCAAAGGAGAAGAAGATGCGACCCAAGGTTGCAAAGCCAGCCGCAACTGCTTAAACCAATTTCGGGGTCACGAGTCCTTCGGACTCGGTTTCATTGACTTAAAACAAAACCACGTGTGTAATATAACATAAGTATGGAGAACACCGAGTTTGAAACTAACGTTGTCAAACTTCCCCCTCCAGAACTTTCACGTGATCACGTGAATGCTCTGGCCGGGACCAAAATTAAGGATCTAAATTTGTATCGTCGTGCATTTACGCACAAGTCAGCCCTGAAACGCTATTCAGGTCTGACTGGTTCCTATGAGACTCTTGAATTCATGGGCGATTCCGTGCTTGGATTTATAATTACAAAACACCTGTTTGACCTTCACGAAAAGGAACAGGAAGGGTTCCTCACGAAAGCCCGAACCAAGATGGTCCGGGGCAAGACCCTATGTGAAATTTCCAAGGTTCTTGGTCTGGACAAGTTGATTTTGATGGATGAAAAGGGCGAGCGAAACGGATGGAACATGAATGAGCACATTATGGAGGATGTCTTTGAGGCCTTTGTGGGTGCCATTTACTTGGACCTCGGTATGGTTCACGCCAAACGGTTTGTCCTTGATTCATTCACCAAAGTCCAGACGTCCCTTGTGGACGACAACTGGAAGGACCAACTCATGCGATGGTGTCAGGCCCTCAAGTACGCCTTGCCCGAGTACCGTATGGATGGTCAAACCAATGGGCAATTCTTCATTACGGTTGTTGTGGACGGTATGGACTGTGGGTCCGGGTTTGCAACGACCAAGAAACAGGCTGAGCAAAACGCCGCGGAGATTGTACTTAAGACGGATCCACGTTTCAAGAATAAGAAGATTCCCGTGAATGGAAAGTCCAACAGTTCAGAGAGCCCGTGAGTTGATCGCGCAAGAATATGCCGAACAAAGGTCTCAGGAATGGTTAGACCTCCGTGAGAATATGATCACGGCAAGTGATGCTGCGAGCGCCATTGGTGAAAGTCGTTATGAATCGGAAGATGCGTTTGTCAAAAAGAAAGTCCTCCGGACCAAGTGGGCCGGGAACGCCGCCACGGAACACGGGACCCGTCTTGAACCCATTGTTCGGGACCTTTATGACGCAAAATACAATAGAAAGTCTCATGAGATTGGTCTTGTTCAACACCGTGAGTACCCTTGGCTCGGTGCTTCGCCCGATGGTGTGACCGAGGATGGAATTTTGGTCGAAATCAAGTGTCCTCTGAGTCGCAAGATTGAACCGAACGTTCCCAAACACTATTGGCCTCAGGTTCAGCTTCAGCTCGAGATTACAGACTTGGAGGAGTGTGACTTTGTGCAGTACAAACCCGGGAACACTGAAAGTGTTCCCCCCAGGGAGGCGGAATTCGTAGTCGTCCGCGTCCACCGTGACCGCGAATGGTTTGCGCGTGCCCTCCCTGTGCTTGAGCGCGTTTGGCAGAGGGTCCTGAAGGGGCGGGCCCACGGTCTTTGTGAGATTCTGGACGAGCCTCCCCGGGACCAGTTTAAGAAACAAATTGCTTGTGAGGTAGTAGACGAGGATGAACGTCGCCGCGGTCCAGAAGGACATGGACTCGTACACACAGGTCTTTGGGAAGAAGCCCGAGTGTAAACACAAGAATCGGTTTCTCAAGTGTCGCGAGTGTGAAGGGTCCTTTTGTTGTAAGTGCATTCAACTCGAGGTACACTGTTGCCCCAAGTTGGATGAACGGTCTAAAATTGAAAAAGAGAATTTAGCAAAGAAATTGGTCAAGGTTGTCGCACCCAAGGTGCTTAGTTTTTGAGATGACTCAAAATGTAAAACACGATAACCAAAACAATAAACATGAATACAGGACTCTTTACGATCTTGAACTTGCGAGGACCGCTCTTCTGGTCCCCTCCATTCATCCAGCACCATGGGAGCATAGGACGGTACCACGTCACCGTGCCGTCTGAGTACTCGAACTTGCGCGTCGGGAACGCCCCGTGAGGCGCATAGTTGGGGTCTATGGTCTTGAGATACACGTTCCCTGAGAGGTCCCGTGGCTTGAGGTTCATGTCCAAATCATCCCCATAGTCCTCTGGCTTTTCATCAATGGCTCGCGTGTACGAGCCATCGATAAAGAGATCCTTGCGAAACCCATCCTTGTTGATGCCAAAGTCCCCCGTCCATGTGGTCGGGTTGAACCTGTCAATCTGCAGACGGTCATCTATCATCAAGGCGGATGCCATGTTCTAGAATACGCTTACATTATTTTTGTTGACTGAGTAGACTTTGGTCTTGACTTTTTCTTGGTGGAGTTCCCACATTTCGTCGAGATCGACATTGAGCATCGCAGCCAACTGGAAAAGGTAACTGAACACATCACCCATCTCCATCATAATGTCTGTTCCCCTGTCCTTCTTGAGTCCCGTCTTTTTGTAAATTTGTTTCTTCTGCCTGATACTTGAGGCAAGTTCGCCCATCTCTTCATTCAAAAGCATCCATACGATGCTTATTGGGGCTTTGTCCCACCCTTTTTGCTGACACATGAGTGCAGTTTCATCGCGAAACTTATTCATTGAATACAAAACGGCCATCTCTTTTAAGTGATGAGCCGAGCCAGAGGCTTCCTGAAGAAATAGACGAGGAAGCACGCGGCAACCAAAAACACAAACTCGGCCCCGAGCTTCCAGTTTTCAACGATATTTTTGTCGGGCGTACGCTTCTCGGCCCAAGGTTCAATAATGGCGTTACTTGTGAGACGCACGAGACGCTCAATGGCAAAGAAAATCAAAAAGCCAAAGAGGATATCGTCGAGGGACTTCATCTACTTATTATCTAGAAAATTCCAAACTTGAAGTTGCTGGGAATCTTGTTACCGTACGTGCTGGTCGTAACTGGAATCTCGAGAGGCACGGGATTCTCACTGATGTCACGGAGGTACACGAGCTGTTGAAGCATACCGGTCGAGATGGTCTGGGTCGCACGCTTGACCACCTCCTTGTTCATACGGGCCACCTGGTTCTTGACGTCCGTGTACGGGTCCGCCGCAAGGTCCGTGTATACGACACGCATCAGGGACTGCACGTCACCATCCTCCTGACGGTCAAGATCATAGCCCGTCTGGGACTTGATGGTATCCGTAATTGAAGTATGAATACCCTCTCGGTTAAACTCGGAAAAGAAGGCATTTCCGAGGGGCGTGAAGACGGACAGACGAATCGGCTTGAGGTCATACGTCTCGAGCGTACTCATTAATAGTGTGAGAGGTTTTTTTTTGAGTTAAAAAATCTTTACACATCATAGTATATGGGGTGTATATACCTTATTAGGAACAAAGTCAATGACAAATGCTACGTGGGACAGACTATACAGAAGAACGTAAAAAACAGATGGAAAGCCCATATATGTTCCAAGGATACCATCGTATCTTATGCAATTGCAAGATACGGTATAGAAAACTTCGAATTTTCAGTCATTGCAGACGTTCCAGATGATCAACTCGACGAAAGGGAAATTTCAGAAATTAGAGAAAGAAATACAACATCTCCAAATGGATATAACCTTGAGGAAGGGGGTAATCTTGGTAAGGTTATTCATCCGTCAAGTAGGGAAAAAATGAGTGAAGCTAAACGAGGAAAGAAAAACCATAATTTTGGAAAACCTCGAACGGAAGAAACTAAAACCAAGATTGGCATGGCTCATAAAGGCCTAACTCATTCAGAAGAAACAAAAGCGACCATAAGTTCAAAGAAAAAAGGAACTCAACTCGGTGAAAACAATCCATTCTTCAATAAAACTCACACTCCTGAAACGAAAGCCAAACTTGGTACTGCAGTAGACAAGTATACAACGGACGGGAAATTTTTGGAAACATTCACGACTGTTACATTTGCGGCACATTCAGCGGGCGTTGATCGGAAGAATGTGTCTGCATGCCTAGTTGGCCGGCAGAAGACGGCTGGCGGTTTCGTATGGAAGTATTCACAACCTAGACTTAGAGAATTACCAAGTATATAATACAAACAATGAAGGTTCTCAAGCGAAACGGAGAGTTCGAGGAAATGCTCTTTGACAAAGTGACTCAGAGAATTTCAAAACTAAATATGGCTCCAGAGTTTGAGGTCCTGAACGTTCAGCCGGACAAGGTGGCTCAGAAGGTTTTTTCATCAATGTATGATGGTATATCCACCACCGAAATTGATAATCTCACTTCAGAAGTTTCCATTGGAATGATTACAGAAAATCCAGACTATGAGACTCTCGCCATGCGCGTGACTGTATCGAACATTCAAAAGATGTGTCCAAAGAAATTTAGTGAAACTATGCTGCAACTTAACAGTAAAGGTGTGGTTTCCGATGAAGGTGTTTCTTTCATTACACCAGAAATAGATTCATGGATAGTTCCAAAGCGAGACTACGATTTCGGGTACTTTGGAATCAAGACGCTCCAAAAGGGATACCTTCTTCCAGGTGAGACACCTCAGTACATGTTTATGCGAGTTGCTCTTTGGATCCATAGAAACGACCTTGATTCTATGAAGAAGAGTTACGACCTCATGTCTCAAAAATATTTCACCCATGCAACGCCAACTCTTTTTAATGCGCTCACGAATAGACCTCAGTGTAGCTCGTGTTTTCTGTTGGCCGCCAAGTCCGACTCCATTGAGGGCATTTACGACACACTCAAGGAGTGTGCCCAAATCTCCAAGTGGTCTGGGGGTATTGGCTTGCATATCAGCAACATCCGCGCGAACGGTACCCCCATCAAGGGGACCAACGGGGTGGCGGATGGTATCGTGCCTATGCTTCGGGTGTTCAACAACACGGCTCGGTACGTGAACCAAGGCGGTGGAAAGCGCAAGGGGTCCTTTGCTGTGTACTTGGAGCCTTGGCACGCCGATATCATGGAGTTTCTGGAACTGCGTCTGAATCAGGGGGATGAAGAGGCTCGGTGTCGCGACCTGTTTACAGGTCTCTGGATTCCAGACTTGTTTATGCAAAAGGTCGAGGAGGATGGCGACTGGTACCTCATGTGCCCCAACGAGTCCCCGCGCCTCCAGAACGTGTACGGCGAAGAGTTTAACGAGATGTACCGCGAGTACATAGCACAGGGGCGGTACAAACGCAAGGTTCGCGCCCGAGAGGTCTGGGACGCCATCCTGAAGAGCCAGGTCGAGACGGGGACCCCATATATGTGCTACAAGGACAGCGTAAACAAAAAGTCGAACCAGAAGAATATCGGGACCGTCAAGTCGTCAAACCTGTGTACAGAGATTATGGAGGTTTCTACACCGGACGAGACGGCCGTGTGTAACCTAGCGAGCATTTGCCTTCCGACCCTTTTGAAGGAGGCACCCGACGGGTCCCGCCCGTACCTGTTCGACTTTGACAAGCTCCAAGAGGTGACACGTGTCGTGACACGTAACCTAAACCGG